AAAACATACGAACAATATCTTCCATTCAGAACATCGATGTTCTTACAGGCCAGTGCTGTTGAGATTGTTTGTATCGTAGGTGGAAATACAGACCTTAAGGCTGGCGATGTGATCACTTTGAATCTCGATGCCAGAAATGCATTGAAGAACACTGAAACTGAGCAATACGATAGATATCTGGCTGGAAGGTTCTTGGTTCGCTCTGTGACACATGTTCTCAGTGGTAAATATTTCACATCTACTCTTCTGTTAATCAAGGATTGTTACACCAAGGCAATCACTGCAGAACCAACATTCATTACCAAAGGTTAAACAGTGTTATTCGAACCATCATTTTTAGGTAGAGCAGGATTTTATTGGTTTGTCGGTGTTGTTGAAGACCGATTAGACCCATTGAAGAGTGGTCGTGTTCGTGTCAGATGTAAAGCTGTTCATACTGCAGATAAGACAGAACTTCCCACAGATACATTGATTTGGTCCAATGTTTCAACTCCTGTTTCATCTTCCTCTACCTCTGGTGTTGGAGAAACGCCAAAATTGGTTCCGGGCACATGGGTCTGGGGTTTCTTCCTTGATGGAATTGAAGAGCAAGAATCCGTCATTTGTGGGACATGGATTGGAATTCAGACTCAGGGTGCCAATTCAAATTATGGATTCAATGATCCTAGAACAGACTTTTCTAGCGAACCACAAAAAATTACACCAACCTATAGTGCTGATGGTAGTGGTAGCACCTTCCAGAATGCCCCTGTAGGCTCTTATCCACGTGCGGATAGGTTAGACGAGCCTGATACTTCAAGACTAGCTAGAAACGACTCTGGGATGGTTCCTGACCAAATTGTAAACAAAACAGCTTCCAGAGCAATTCAACAAGGAATTCCAATAGCTGGTGGTGGGTCATGGTCAGAACCAGCACTATTTTACAATGCTGTCTATCCTTACAATCAGGTCAAAGAGAGTGAAAGTGGTCATGCTCTAGAATTTGATGACACAAAGGGTGCGGAGCGTGTCCATCTTTATCATAGAACTGGCTCATTTTATGAAACCGGACCTGATGGTTCTGTCATCTATAAATCGATTCAGGACAGTTACGAACTTGTTTCTAGGAATGCTTATGAGAGCGTTCTTGGAAGTAAGTACACAACTGTAAAGGCTACTTACAACCTTTTGGCAAATGTGATTAACATTCAGTCAAATACAGCAATAAATATAACATCAATTGGAGACATTTCTTTTATAACACCGGCTGCATCATTCTCTGGAATATTGACAGTCACAGGTGAAATATTTGCTGATGGTGGAATAAGCACAGGAACTGCACCGATTACGTCTGGTGGTGGATTTACAACTGGTGGGAGTGGCTGGTAATGGGCGTCATAAATTTTTCATTTGATTCATCTCTTCCGGGTTCACTTCTCCCTAATACCCTTTATTTTATCAAGGGTGCATCTGACCAATTCTCGCTGGTTCAGACCGACCCATCTGGAACTCCTTATAACCTTAATGCTATAGCCAAAGGTCCAATCCCATTTTTGGATTTCTCTCAATCAACAACACCTAGTAATCCAGCAAGTGGGATTGATAGATTTTATTTCAAGGCTGATGGGAACGCCTATAGACTAGATTCTAGTGGAAGTGAAATATTACTTAACAGTAATAATGCGACATATACAGCTTCTGTTATTCTTTCACCATTTCAGGTGGTTCAGACTATTACAGAAACTACAGTTGGTATTGCAGATTGTTCATCACTTTCAACAGCAATTGGTGTGGTAGGAGTCACTCTCGGATCATCAATCATTGGCGGGATTATAGAAGTTGCTGTTGATGGATCATCTGTCACAGATTTAAGTTGGGCATGGACAGCAGGACTTCCTGTCTACCTTTCGACTGCTGGTGGATTGACCCAGACCCTACAGCCAATTCCAGTGATTGTTGGATATGCTATCAGTGCAACAACGATTACGGTCAACATTAATGGTCCATTCATACCATTACTTGAGGCTGCTAGCGATCCTACCGGAACAAAACTTTATATCAATAGTTCAGATGGAACACTGAGATATTACAATGGATCATGGACATCTCTAGGACCAGTTGATGGAACTACAGTTTCGATGATAGCTGGTGTATTAGGTCTTGCTCCTATAGCTAGCGGAGCAATTTTAGCCAACACAACTGGCTCTATTGCAAAACCTGCTGCATTACCGGTCGGAACTAATGGTCAGGTGTTGACAGTTGTTGGCGGTGTTCCAACATGGGCTGCTGGCGGTGGAGGCGGCGGTGGAGGCGGTGGCTCGCCGGGGCAGTACATCCAGATTGCAGACGTTGAAGTACAGAACACCCCTGGTGGAACTGCAACGGCAGACATCTGGAATGTTCGCACACTAAATATCATCGTCAACGACGATACTGGTCTAGTCACTCTGACCGGCAACCAATTTGTGGTGCCTGCTGGAAGTTATCGGGTGTGGGCAACTGCTCCGGCAGTTGTTGCAGACAATCATAAGATTCGCCTCCACAACGTAACGGATGGCACGTATCTATATGGCACGTCGGAATGGAATACAGCGCCGACACCCGGAGCGCAAACGATCTCCCGCTTGGCTGGTGTATTTTCCATTGCAACGGCAAAGACATTCCAGCTGGAACATTTCGTATCCGCAACCGATACCACTGATCCTACATTGACGTTTGGTGTCCCGACTAATGCAGCAGGTGCCAGCGAGGTCTTTGGCATCGTTGAGCTACTGAAAGTTGCTCCGGTAGTTCCGGCTGTGTCAAAGACCGTGGTTGTGCCGGTGACTGGATTTTCCAGCACGATTCCCAGTTCGGCATCTGCGCCCCTGATCGTCTATGCGATGAATCCAGCAGGAACGCTGGCAACTGGCACTTTGGTCATGCCGGCGTCTCCAATCGATGCGCAGATCGTCACGATCAGTAGCACGCAAACCATCGCCGCTTTAACGCTCAACGCCAACGCTGGCCAGTCGATTACAACCGCAGTTTCGACGCTTGCAGCAGGGCCTAGCGGAGCAGTTAGTTACATCTACGATCTGGCCAGCACGACTTGGTATCCGTCATGAAAATGGATAATTTGGCCTACAATGTGACATCAAGCAGAAAAGGGGATTGAAATGGCATTCCGCAAGATCGCTTAGTAGTTTTCGTCTATAAATAAATTACAATGCCAAATTTCACTTATAGCGATGTTGATGCAACTTTCGGAATAAATCCATTTTCTGGTGATATCACACCAGACTATGATACTGCTGCCATAAACAACAGTATCAGAAACTTGATTTTTTCCAAAAATTATGAGCGTCCATTTCTAGAATATTTGAACTGTGGCATAGAACAAGAGTTGTTTGAGATGGTGAACTCAGGTTCGGCTAACAATATTCAGACGAAAATTAGCAATGTTCTGACTACTTATGAGCCTAGGATTATTAATGTATCTGTAAATGTTGCCGTTAATTCTGCAGACAACGGCTATGATGTTACCATAATCTATTTGCCAAGAAATTCACTTCAAACACAGACTGTCAACCACTTTTTACAGAGAATCATATAAATGGCAATAACTAGAGATAGGGAACAGCTGATCAACGCAGTTGCAAGTTTGGATTTTTTTGATATTAGATCAAATATTCAGACTTTTCTACAATCACAAACCCAATTTACAGATTATAACTTTGAAGGATCAGACCTGTCTGTCATTCTTAACATTCTAGCTTACTACACATTTTACAAAGGAATCTACCTCAATTCACACATCAGTGAAATGTTCCTTTCGACTGCAGTCCAGCGTGCAGCTGCAGTAGCACGAGCAAAACAAGAAGGTTATGTTCCAAGTTCGGTCAGATCATCTTCAGCTGGATTAACTCTCAATCTAATTTCAACAGCTGCTTCACCACCAAGCGCTATTGATGTTCCACGTGGAACACGATTCACAGTCCAGCAAAATGGACAGAGATATAACTTTAGCACACAACAGGATTATTCCGCTCTTCCATTGTTAGCAAATCCTTCTGTATTTTCAATTCCAATTATTATCACAGAAGGACAATTGATCACACAGAGTGTAGATATTACCACAGATAATATTCTTGAGTCAATCACATTAACCAATCAGAACATTGATACTTCAACAATCAGCGTTATTGTTTATCCTACAGAAAGCTCATTGACTGGTTCGATCTATAATCTTCCACAAGATTTTGTGGCTATTGACAGTTCCAGCAATGTCTTCTTTTTAGAAGAGGTTGAAAATCTTCAATACAACATCTATTTTGGCGATGGAATCTTAGGCCGTGCTCTTGCTTCTGGAAACGTGGTTGACATTTCATATCTTGTCTCTAGTGGAACTGCAGCTAATGGTGCCAGCACCTTTGCACTATCCACACCAATTCCAAATGCTTCATTGAGTAATGTTTCTGGATATCCGGGTATTGTCGTGACTTCGGTCGCTGCTTCTGGT